TTTCTAACTATTCCTATACTAGTATTATCTATTTCTACAGTACTTTGACCATATGATAGATTTAAATTAGTAATAGATTCAGATTCATTGCCTTTGCTATTTTTTACAATATGTCTAGTAGTAGCCATTTTCTCAACTCCATTTTTTAGCATAATTAAAAGACACGATTTCTCGTGCCTAACTCTTAAGAAAGGAAATAAATTATTAAAAAATTTAATATATGTATATTTATTTTATATTATTATTTATTATTTGTAAATATTATTCTACTATTACCCAATCATTTGATAACATATCTGTTTGACTAGCTGACCAACCTATTGTAATACTTCCATCTGCTGTTTTCATAGCAATATAAGAATTAATTTTGATTGATTTATTTTTGTTTAATTCCGCTTGATTCTTTATATTTTCATTCCAACATTTGTCTGATTCTAAGGTACAACCATTTGTGATTGTAATCCACATTCCTTTACCATTCCAACCTTTTCTAGCTACCTTACAACCTAACTTCATCATTTCAATAGCTTGTCCAAAATTCATACAAGTATTTGTGTCATTATAAACCTTTTCAAATACTTCCTTCGGACTCCAAGACAAATAACCATCTTCATATTTAACCAAATATCCTTCACCATTATAATTATCATCAGCAGGTTTAATATCTCTTTGTAATTTTCTTTTTGTTTCTTCTAAACTCATTGGTGTTGCTTCAATTAATTTTGTACCTATATATCTATTCATGTATTACTTTATCCTCTCTTTTTTATATACTACTTACAGTTTTAGTTTTCTTCTAATACAATTGATTTTACTGCCCACATCAAACATTCCTCTAACTTAGTTATAGCTAAACTTTTTTCTCTTGAGTCTGGACACTTGTTATTAATTTCATTTGCAAAAGCAAAAGATCCATTTCTCAATTCTTCAATTCTTTTAATTTGTTTTTCGTTTGGTTTTTGATTTGTTAAACTTTTTCTAATTTTATCAATATCCATTTTTTATCATATCCTCTCGATTAATATATTTGTATAATTCACTAGTGCAATCTTCTACAAATAATTCATTTGCAAATATTGACAGTGTATCATTATAGTTAAAATTTCTTTTGATTGCTTCTAGTGTAAAATTTTTTACAATTGCATACATTTTTGTTGTTTTCCTTTTAAAATTTATAGTTGTAATTAATTTCTATTTTAAAACCGAATCTAACACAATATCATTGTGTTAGATTCGACAAATCTATTCTAAGCTAGTTATATCAATACTTTCATAGATTTTTTAAATATAACTTTTTAAAAATCGTGTTTTGAATATAACATAACGTATATTTCAATGTATTATGTTAGATAAGATTTTTTTAATCAATTCTATAATTTTCTTTTTGATTATCCACAAACTAGCATAATCATCAATACTGCTATTCAGCTTTTTATTTTTGTGATGTTTGTAATTAATTACAGTTTTCATAAAATCACCTAGTGTTTAAATATATTTGAAAAATAACTTAATTCTAATGTCATTTTTCTGAATAATTCAATAACATCATTTTTTCTTTTACTCTTCAAATATGCCCTTAATTTTTTATTCAATGTAATATCCCCTTTGCCTTACATTTTTTATAATTTTATGCCCTAATCTTGAATTTATCCTAGCTACCGCAACTGATATATTCATATTGCAACTTTTTTTATAATAATCTTCATATATACTCATGTCTACTTTCCATACATCGCGATATATTTCATCGAAATTTTTTATTTCTCCTTTTCTTTCAGCCAAATAAAGAAGCAAATCATATTGAGTACAAGATAACTTTACTTTTTCATCATTTGCAATAACATAGTATTTATTTCTATCTATTCTTATATTATTATCTAATTCTATAATTCCTATATTTTCTTTTTTTTCAAATTCAATCCAAATCTTATCTTTTAGTATCTTTAACTCTCTCTCAATTTTTTCTATTTGGTCGTTAATTTCATACATTTTATATGTAGCTCGTTTCTATAGAATTTAATTTTTTTCATTTTATATTTATATGATTTTCGTATTTTTATTAGCTACAAAATAGCCTATACAATTTTAGTGTTTCTAAGTCGCTAATATCAACAATTACAGAAATTTACGCTTAATCGCTGTGTCTATTGGTATCAGTTACTTTATAATTTTGCTAAAATTTCTTTCATCTTACACATCTAAGTTTTCAATATCCATATCAGTAATTAAAAAAAATATTATTATCCAAATTAATTTCATGGATTGCACCTCCAGAATTAATCTCTAATAATATTCCATTATTTTTTGAACTCTCTATCCAATACAAATATTACTATTATTGCAATTATATCATAATTCATAACTTTCGCTCAATATTTTATAATTATTTATAATTTTAAAATATTTTTTTCTTAATCTTTTATTTCTAGCATGTTTAAATAAATTAAAGTATTTTCTTTTTTTTTGCTATACATTAAATGGTATATACTTTTAATATTATTTTCACATGTACATTCGATAGAAATACTATTATCACTAGTTAATGCATTTGCAAATTCTTTCATATGTTCTGTTTCTTCAATTTCTATATAATCTATGTTAGATTCTTCTATTTCTCCTATTTCTTCACCATCTAACATTAACATTGCATTGCTAATTTCATTTAAACAATTTGGACTCATATTTTATCCTCTTTTAAATTATCATCTAATTCAATTAATTTATCGTCTTGTTGCCTTAATATATCATTATATAAATTCAACCTAAACTCTCTAGTATATCCTGAAAAATCTCCATCTATCTTAGTAGTTTCTTTTAATATATCAATTATAATCAATGCTTGTTTTTCTGATATTTTCATAATAACCTTTAAACCTTAACTAAATTTGGATACTTGTGGTGCTGTAAGTTTGAATACTCACATGCTACATTTTTTACATAAATATATTTCTTTAAGCATATCATTTTCTTTTATTTTTAATTTATTGCATTCTATTTTAAATGATTTTTTTTTACATTTATAACAATATACAAAATTGTACATGTTTTTTATTATTTTTAACTCAAATCCAAATTCTTTTAGTACATTTTTTATATCATCTAATGTATAATAACGTCCATTTAAATTAATAACTTTATGTTTTATAATATAATCTTCTAATAACACAACATTTATATGTTTTTCCGAAATATTAGTTATTGAATATTTTTCGTTATTATACGAAAAAGTCATTCCAATATATATTTCATCATTTTCTATTTCTGCTAAAAATTCGTTATCTTTGAAATATGCTAATACATGCATAGTTTGATCCTTTTTAAAATTATTATATAATTCAATTAATTCATTTTTTAAATATAAATATACTTTTATCTTTTATTTCTACTAAGTATTGACTATTTCATTTTGTTTTCCATTTTATAATATTATCTTTCGTTCTACTATATGATTCAATAAATAAAACATCCAATAAATCTTTATTCATATATACCTCTAAAACTTAACTAAATTTGGGTTTTTATCTAATATACTTTCATATTGTTCTAGTAATCCATCTTGTTTGTTGCCATCTATTTTCATATATCTATTATATTTTTCTATTCTAAGTTTTTCTTTACTCCATCCCATGTGCTTTAATCTTATATTTAATGGGTACATTTTTTTAGCAGCATTTAAAGGAAATCTTCCGCAATGTAATTTTTTATTTGACCATGTATATATTTTATTTTCATCATATCTAACTATCATAGGCCAGTATCTAGTGTGTCCTGACCACCACATATCATCTCTGTAATGCGTATCATTCCACATGTCATATAGCTTAAATCCTATGCTGTCTATTTCATTTGTTGTATGTTTAGACAAATAATACATTGTTTCTCTAACTAAGTCTATTTTATCTTCTTCTAATATTTCGTCACAATCAAGATTAACTATCCAATCTCCATGATTGCATTGACTTGTAACTTTATTCCATAACTTTTTACGTGCTATAACTTCGTTAGATTCCCATAAACAAGTATCATTTTTTATTATAGTTAATTTTTCGTTTTTTAACTCACTATTTATTATTATATTATCTTCTATAGTTTTAATAGTATCATCTGTAGAATTATCATCTAGAAATATTATACTATTACATATTTTTTTTAATTGATTAATGTATTGTTCCAACCACCTGTCTTGACTTGCCTCATTTCTGCATAAGCAAATTCCGTGTATCAATATTATTCACCCTTTTTTAACCTTGCTTCTCTAATATTTATAGATTCTTCTATTCTAGTATTATCTTGTATTTTAATAAGTTTTTGTAATTTTAAATTTCTTTTTAATATTGAATTTTTAAGTATTTCATTTTCGCTTATTAATTCTTTCCCTTGCAAATTTTTAACAAGCAAATCCATTATTTCTTCTAATAATTCTACTATTTTGTGACTATTATTATAATCTATTTCGTAAGTTTGATTATCTATAATCAATGAATATTTATTGTTTTCTAAATCATCATCTATAGCAAAATCTAAATATTCACAGTAGAAATATTGATATAATATTCTTCCTGTGTCTTCTCCAGTGCCTTGGATAAAATTTAGCATTTTATTTTTAATTGCATATAATACATCATTTAAAAATGTAAATAATGTATCATTAATAGTGTTATATTCCATATTGTTCACCCTTTTTTATTGAACATTATAACATAAATTTTAAGGTTTGAATAATGGCTCATTATTTCCTGATTTTTCATGTGCGTCCCTAGCAGCAAAGAAATGTTCTTTCGTAGCTACCATTTCTCCTACGTGTCCTACACTTATTTCTAAATCTGTAAACATTTCTACTTTTGCGTATTTTCTAGCACGTAAACAAAAAGTTAAGTCTTCGCCTACTCCCGGAAATGGGAAAAAATAATTTGCTTCTTGTCCACTTTCTTCTTGTGCCTGTTTCATCCTTTTGATTACATTCATATCTATATATGTACAAGCCATTCCAAGACCTTCACACCTAATTAATCCTTTGTCTGGAAATTTAATAGGACTTTCCAATACTGGCTTTCTTGTTTCTGGATCAATATATGCTTTGCTGTAAAAACAAGGTTGAAAAGGAGGTATTCTCTTGAATGCCATTCCACTTATCATTTCAACTTGTTTTCCTTCTAAAATTAAATTTGTAAATCTTGTTAAAATATTATTAGGTAATACCATATCACTATCTACAAACATTACCCAGTCGGCTTCTTCCTTCAATGCAAATTCTATAATTTTGTCTCTAGCGTCGTATACCAAGCAACTTCCTACTAAATGATACTTTATTGTAGTACTTGCCGGTCTTTGTAAGCTTAATAACGACATTGTAGTTTGCCAAGGGAATGTACCTGTATGTGCTATTCCTATTACGCCCTTTTTAGTATCAAATTCTTGCTGTGCTTCTTGTTTGCTACTATCTATGTTAATGTTATTGTTTTCAATTTTATTATTGCTAATTTTATTTAAAGTTTCTAATACTGTTTTTTCTATTATGCTACTTACATTGTTATTTATTTCATTTTTAACGATATCTTTCAAATTTGGATTAAAACTATTATTTTTATTTTTGTTTTTATTTGACATTTTATTATCTCCTGTAATAATAAATTTTCCTGAAATATAAAAGCCTGGAAGGCACTCAGGAAATGCTTTTCGATACTAGAAATCTATCCAGGCTATATTAATCAACAATGAGACTATGCTAGTTTATTTATTAATTAATCTTGAGGTTCAAAACGTGGTCTACCTCTTGTAATCGTGCATGAAGCATCACAAACAGTAGGTAGTGTTACGTGTGCGTATAAATATCTAAAATCATTAGACATTTCTATTGCTTTGATTTCAGTTTCTAATAATACTTCCGCACTATTAGAAATTAATCCATTCGTAACTGTACTAGCTGTTACAATACTTCCTGTTAATCCTGTGCTTAGGCACTCATATAAACTAAGAGTAGTTACACTTAAAGCTCCCTTATTGTCTACCATTTTTCCAATATGCAAAGTAGCTTTTGCATTTGCATATTTTGACATATCAACTACAGCGCTTGCACTACCACTAGCACTAGCAGTTAAAAGCACCTGAGTTGATACAGTTGTTGAATTTAAAATTGTATCCATTTATATTTCACTTCCCTTCAATTTCAATTAAGATATACCTACAAATGGTGATAATGTGCTACCACCTGCTCTTGGAGTAATTGCAGAATCCAACCACGGTTGTCCATCAACTCTCTTTACAGCTCGCCAAACTGTTTGGTCTGTGCTGAACTTAAAGTGTCCCGATTCTTCAATTCTCAATCCTTGCCTATCTCCAATCAAGTAGTAACCAAAGTCACAAAGCATAACGTCGCCAGTAGTTCCAAGTGCCGGTACTTTTTCAGACACAACAATTGGAATACCATACAATGTTCCTGGTGCAGCTTCGCTAATACTTCCACTATTACCAGGATGCCAGATGTAATTGTCATTATTATCCATTAATTGATAGATGTAAGGCAATGATGATTGATTAACAACAAATTTTGCTCTATTCAAATTACCTTTAAATCTTGCTAACATACCTATAATGTCAGATGTAACTACTACACTTCCACTTGCCCTTGAAACTGTAATATATGCAGGTGCTACAGTTACTCCAAGTGGTTTACCTACTCCATCACCTGTAAGGAATGCTTGGTCTTCTTCGAACGCTACTACTTCTCCAAACATATCAGATAATAAACTTCCCATAGAAACCACAGCGTCATCTACTAATTCGTCTGATGCCTCTGTGTATGCACAAAGTTTATTAACTTCTAATTTAACTCTTTTAAAATTAGGTTCACTTTCTGTTTTTGCAACATTTTCTTCTGTCCAATAAGCAGCTACACCACCATACATACTACCTGCTGCATTACTTGCCATATTAAGTGCAGGTATCTTCATGGTATCTCTCATCATAGGAATAATTCTTGCACCACTAGACCTTACGACACTTTTTTCCATTTCAATTTTAAGAATTTCATTTAGAAATTCTTCAGGAACTAAGTAACCACCAGTACTTCCGTCATTTTCGCCTAAATCTTTAATATTCATATCTCTTTTTCTTACTTTAAGCAAAAATTCACCAAAATTATTGCCATATTTTTTAGCTTGTGGCACTTGTAAATTTGGCTTTGGAAAAGCATTAGTAATTTTTTCTACCATTTCAGCCATTTTTGATTCAAATTTAGATTCCAAATCACCTGTTTGCTTATCTATTTCTTTGTTTTTTTGCTCCATTGCTTCTTGCAATTCTTGAAACTTAGATTGAAATTCCTCTTTATTATTAGTATCAATGCCTTTTATCATTTCTACTAATTCTTCAACTTTTGTTACATTGTTTTTTACTTCTAAATCCATTTATCTTTACCTCTCTTTCTGCGTAAAAAAATAAGACCTAATGGTCTATTTTGCTGTAATTCCTGCTAATTTTAATTTTTTAATCAATTCATTGCAAAAATTGTCTATTTCTTTATTTTCATTTACTACTTGTATTTCTTTTACTACATCTATTTTAGACGAGTTATTATCTTCGCGAGTGTCTTTAGACGAGTCGCAAGTAATAAGTGCCGTTAAAGATTCAATTACATTTTTAATTTTTGTTTCATTTGCATATTTCAAAATGTTTCCTGATTTTATTTCATTGAGTAATAAGTCAAATCCTTTTACATTGCTTAATGTAGCTTTTTCATTTGCCGCAAAAGTAACGAGACTTATTTCCCATAACTTAACTTCTTTGAGATATCTAATATCTTTATTTGAATCATATTCCCATTTGATAGGATTAAATCCTATGCTAAATTCATCTAGTACTTTATCTTTTGCTAGTGTATAAGCCTTCATGCCTGTGTCTGTTTTAGAAAGTTTAGCTTTAAAATATAGTCCTTTTGAGTCCTCAGACATTTCCAAAAATTTACCTATCGGCTCATACATGTCATGCTGCCACAACATTTTCATTCTCTTTTTATTGTTATTTATAGTTCTTTTAAATGCTCCTGATACCATTACGTCATTATAAGAATCTACATTGCCAAATGTACTTCCATATCCTTCTATTGTCATTTCTTCATCTTCTACTGCTTTTAATTCTGTCTTATAATTTTTAGTCTCAAAACATTTTTTTTCTTCTTCATTTTGAAAATTTAACAATTCATCATTGTTAATATTATTTGTTTTTTCCTCTACTGTAGCCAATTATTACACCTACCTTTATTATTTTTTGACATAAAAAAAGTAGCCTAGTTGGCTACTTGTAAACTTTATATATGTTTATTTAATTACATCTATTCTATAATGTGATACTTTCTTTTTGTCGTTATTGTCAAGTTTTAGTTTAACTATATTAACCTTTATATCTATTTTATTGTATAGTCCTAATATAGCAGGATTTATAAATTTTTGGTCAATATTATTAGTTTTATATGTTTCTGGTATTTCAAAATATTTAATGAATTTATCTGATTTTATTTTTCGCGATTCATCACTTATGTTTTTATTTCCTTTATTATCATAATAACAATTTTCACATATATATTCATATAGTCTTACTTCGTACTTAGTTGTAAGATTTATTATATTATCTATATTTATTCTAGAAAATTTTTCTAAGTTAGTAATATATTTAATCATTTTATATTCTAGTTTAAATCCTATTTCTTTGTGTCTCTTGTATATTCTTATTTCTTCAAATATTGGAATAATAATAAGTGCCTTTTCTTTTAATCTGTTTCCATATTCATCATAATAAGATTCGTATTCTGCTTTTAATGGCATTTTTCTAATTTTATTTGCCATTTCTGAAAATGATTTATTTCCTTTGAATATTCTTTTTAGTAATTGCATATTTACAATTACTTCTTCTTCTATAATTTCTTCTAATCTATATTCATCTATATTATCCCAATCAAAACTTTCATACTCGTAAGCAGTTTCTATGTCAAAAAATTCTCTTATTTTTTTCTGTAATACACAATAGAATATTTTTAATTCATTTATATTAAAATCCAATTTTGGCATTTCTGTTATTTGTTTGTTTATTAAAATGTCGTTTTTCATAACTTGCACCTCTCAAAGTTTTATTAATATAATTATATAATAATATAACTTTTCAGTAAATAAGTTATGATATTCTGTAATATTAAAAATACTTTTCCCTTTTTGGTTATATAAAACTCCCTTTTTGGTTATAATAATATCCCTTTTTGGTTATACAAAACTCCCTTTTAAGTTATGGTACTTTCCCTTTTTGGTTACTAATATATCTTTGTATTTATTAGTATTACTATTTTATACGAATCGCTGTAGATGTTTGTGTAGATTTTTCTGTAAATCTTTATGTATATATAGTGTATAGTCGATTCTTACGAATCGACGATGTTTTCTT